TCTCATAATCACCTGTGCCAGCACCGCTAGCACCAATGATTGTATTCTCGTTTAAGACACTCATTATTTTACGTCCAAAGAGGCCACTGCTTGAATGGCTGTTGAGGATTTCACGACATAATCAATGCGATCAATGGCGGCTGCGGTTGTCGATAATACGGGGGCTGTGCCAGCTACGAACTTAAAATAAGAGCCGTAAGCCAACGTGCGTGAGCCTGTTCCGTCCTGTGTAATAAAGATTGAGCCACTTTGCCCCGCCACAATGTTAGTCGGGTTGGCTAGCGTTCTGTTACCAGATAGTTGTAGGCTGAAATTGTTGCTTAAAGCTAGGTTGGTGGCAATGCTTGAGGCATCTGTTAGAGCCGTTATTTCGCCCCTCTGTGCGCCTGTAAAGGTCTGGGCATCTGCTAGTACAGCATGACCTAAGTTGGCAGTGGCAAGCACTCCATGAGAAATCCACGCGTTATTAGCTGAGTTTCTTTGCTTTAGTAATCCAGCCGTAGTATCTGCCCACCACATATAAGCAAACATTACACTTGGCTCAGATGATGAACTATTGTTGCTAACCACTGCGGCTAGTATGGTGTTTAATTCGGCACGAAAAGCAGCACCAGATTGATTGCCTAAAACGTAGTCTGCGTTACTCATTATGCTATTTCCTGTGCTGTGATAGAAAGCTCTTCTATTTCGATATTGTAAGCTGAGTCGTTAACACTCAGAACTGCTTTAAATTCAAAGGCCCGTTTGTTGTATTCGTTCACGTTTAACAACTCCCAAGCTGACCATGTTGGGCTTGAGGCTGGGTTATCATCAGTGTGTCTAACGTAAACTTTGCAATCTCCGTTAGCTGTGTTAGTTCCGTCCCAATCTGACCAATCATCTATTGATACGGATCGACTATCGACTAAATCCAAGGGCTGAGTAATGATGGATTTTATGTGACGTTTAAGTTGTTGACGTTTAACGCTTCCCGCATCAATGCCCGTTGCAAAGGTATAAGTGCCGCCAAGGTCTATGCCAGCATCACCCACATCAAACAACACAACGCTGTCTATATTTCCCCACGCGTCAATGCTGTTTTGGCCTTCTAACTTGATAATGCTGCCAAGTTTTACAGTGTCATCGTGAGTGCCTAGAAATAAAGGGTGAGCTTGTATGGTTCCAACATTTGCAAAGGCTTGCGCGGTATCACCTTGGTTAACAACAGATGTAATATCAGATTGTATTCCACTTGAATCTGTTGCTCTTACAATGTAGGTTCCAGTTTGTAAGGGTAACACTGCGACAGTGGCAGTTCCGTTTAAGATTGAGTTGCCTACAGAAACCGATTCTGACCAGCCAGCGTTAGAAGTTAAAGATGAGTGGCGAACCTCAATATAGCCGCCAATCCGAACATCAATATCAACCGATTGATCCCAAGTTAATATTGTTAGGCTTGAAACATTTTGCGCAGAAAAGTTTGTTAACGCGCTGGGCTTTTCAGAAAGACCAAAGATTTCTATTAATGATGTTTCTGAGTAACCACTCTTGGCTCCAATTGCATTTACAGACCTAACTCTAAAATAATATTTAGCGGGGGCAATATCAAATATATCAAAGTCATTGTTGCTCACACTTCCTGCGCTAATGTATTTAGAAGCTCCCTCTGCTTTGTATTCGACTTCGTACCCATTAACAAACGCATCATTAGCTGCTGACCAATTCAATTCAACTTTAGCTTTTACACCCGCGCCATTTTTAGTGATGTATAAAGATTCACTTACTGAGGGAATACCAGCCACCCCAACTATAAAAGGATTGGGTAAATTACTATCAGGAATATCATCCGCTTCTGTTTTTTCAGACCAAGGATAGATCGAATCTTGATGCTCAATTAAACTCACATTGACAGTACCATCACTGCCTAAACTTAACTTTTGAACCCGAAAGGCTTTGGCTGACCATGCGGGAGTGCTGTGCGTTACACTGACGATTTCACCAATAGCTGTGTTTAATGCTTCGCTGGTTGAGCTAAAGGAAACTGTCAAAGCGTTGCGCGATCTTTTTAGAGCAATGCTAGCAATGTCTTGGGCTGTGTATATATTTGTCGTAGCGGGTAAGTCCATCTGGCTCACCAGTTCAACGCCACCATCTTCTAAAAGATAACCCGCCTCTTCTGCGCTTCCAGCAACAGGGTATTCAATCTGATCCATTTGCCAGTTTGCATCAGGGTTTGGGAATGTAGCGATTATTCGATTAAACTTAGTCTTTTTTGATTCACTGCGAATTGAAATACCACCAATGATATGAGATTCATCAAAAGCAAAAGTTGCGCTGCCCTCATCCTCAACGATCAACCCATATTTTCCTTGGCGATAAGGCATTAAGCCCCTCATTCCTGAGAGTAGAATCTTGACGTTATTCATTAAGGTGATGTTGGTGTCGATTACCGCATTACATGAAAATATCTTTTGATTAGAGCCGCCCGAATACGGGGTAACAAATGAATCACACTTGTTAGCTGCTGTGATAAATTGACCATCATCAATGAATGAACTATCAAGCCCTTTTCCATATCGTGAGTTTGTTAAATAATCTCGCAAACACAGCGCAGGATTAGAGCTATTTGCCACGCTTGCGTTTTGCCCTGCTCTTGGATCATAAACGACCTTGCCTTGAACGACTGCGTGAATGGTTGGAATTCCTCCAAAAACGTCTTGATCCCATTTAATCCTAGCTGCGATATAAGCCACGCCAGATAGCGTGTGAGAAGAAGTCCAACCGACCCCTGCATTAACAAGAGTAGAATCCGCATCTTGCCCATCAGTGCCAACGTATTTATTAATGGTCAATAGACCTGAGAATTTAGAATCACTGCTCAAAGTGTCGTTAATGTATACATCACCAATGCTGTGAATTGTTCCCTCACATAATGCAATCACTATGTATAGATAAGTATTGTCAGTGCCGCTAGTGGCTACAAAAACCCTAACGCCACCTACTTTTCTTTGTCCGTAAACGATAGGGATACTGGCAATATTGGATTGTTTGTTGACTAGAACGCCTTGGTATTTGGCCTCTAGCTCATCCATATCAGGAACTTCAACAAACCAGCTAACTACATCAGAAATAACGTCAACAGTAACGTCAATAATGGCTTGCCCGATCTGCCCAATCGTGCCAATTGTAGTCCCAATAGGATCGCTAAAAAAGTCGCTAAACCAACCCATTACGCTCTACCCCATTTTAGGTCTCTGGCTGTGTTAGGCGCAAATTCAAAACCCTTATCCCCAGAAAAAAACATACTTTGGCTATTGTGATTAGTGCGCCTACCTGACTTTTTCTGAAAATCTGCCCAGTGGCTTGAAGCTGTAATGACGATTGTAGAGCTATCGTTTGAATCTGTAATTGCAAAACTTTGAACCCGTCCGTCATAGATTAAAATCGGGCTTCCAATAATCGAATAATCATCATTTAACAACACACGCTGGATAGTAATTTGACGATCTATGTACGATTGGCTTAATAAAATAGCTATGTATTCTTGGCTAACGCCAGACAAAGTGACACCTACAGAACCAACTTGAACCTCACTTGTTTCAGTGACGCTTGATATTCCTTTTAATGCGCTGCTTGACTGATAAGTATCTCCAGAATAAGAAATATTTAATGGGCTTTCTGTCAAATAGATAGCTGTTTCAAAATCTATTTTTACCAGATGGGCGGTAATAAATGAGTCTTTAGCAAGCTCTGCAATTGTGTCAGCGTGAATGGCTCTACTCATGAAAGAGCCTCCACAAAGTCAACCTCATAGCGATACAACATCCCAGCACCCAGCTTGTAACCTTGAATGTCATTAGATAGTCGAACAGTAAAAGGAACATCGTTATAAATTACAGTATCAGAGCTTGAGACTGCTGAAATCAGTGGCGGGGTAAATGCCATTGCGCCATTACCAGCATCAGCCGTAAGCATATAAACCTTGGAGTGGCCTGAGAACTTAATTACATCACCCGCTTTAAAAGTTCCTGTAAGCCCCGCTATAGTAACTGATACTAATCCAGCCGCAGCCGCAGAACAGGTTACAGTGCCGCTTACTGTGCCGCTAGCAGAACTAATCTCGCTAGGCGTTACAGTAAACACTCCATGCCTACCTTGTTGCGCCACAGTATAAGCAAATACAGGGTTAAACTCTGTCCTAGTCATGGGCGCGTAGGAAGCGGTAAACGTCCATTTTTGACCGCCTATCTTTCGGCTTTGCATCCTACCACTCACTGTTTCAGAAAATAGCGTTGGGCTTTCAGACTGTAGATTTATGGCGCTAAACGCTGGGGATGTTGGATAGCTCATGCGAGGGCTGGCCTCCCTCTTTCATTAAGCGATTGATTAATTAAGCTCATCAGTGTTCCGCGCCTCTTGGTTAACAACTCATCGAAGCCTGCTGTGTCGTTTGCGCTAATGTTGATGGTGAAGTTGCCCCCGCCAAGCTGATCGTTAGGAACCACATTGGCTGCTTGATTTGGAACAATAAGCTCAGGCCCGCGCTCTCCTACAAGGTACGGGCTTCCCGCACTCATTGGGCCGCCCTTCTCACGGAACTGGGTTGCGCGTATTGACTTCACTTGGGCATAACCTTGCAATGCTGCGGCTGCGGCAAGAGCGATATTTAAAGGATATGGGGCAGAGGCTAAAGCTGTCGAAATTCCTTTATAGGTGTTAACTAAAGCGTCTTTTATGGCAAAAGCCTTGTTCAAAGCAAATGCTGCTTTATAATGCCCCCCCAGTGCATCTAATGTTTTTCTGCCCTCTTCCTTTACATCACCGAAATCTTTTTGTTGAGCGGCTTTCTGCATTGCTGATTGTTTGGCTAAATATTGATGAGTTAACTCAATAGACCTGTTTTGACGATATAACTGATCCTGCTCCGCTAAGTCATAATAGGCATTAGTTATGTTTCTAATGGATTCGCTTTGAGCAATTTTATTAGCTTTTGTTTTTTCGGCTGCGGCTGCGGCTGCACTGACTAAACCATCATCAGCAACAGTACCACCACCAACGGCTTCAATCCCAGCTTTTAACTCATCAAGTTTAATTAATGCCCCATCAAATTTAAACAATTCAATAGGTTTAAAAGTTGATGCGTATTCACCTAATTTTACTTGCTCATTGAGAGTTATTAGTTCCTTTTCCGCTTTGGCAAGTGAAGTGTTTCTAATCTTCTGCGCTCTTTTATTAAGTCCAATTCTCTTTTCAGATAATGAAATTATTCTTGTTTCTACAGCTATGATTTTTTGATTCAATGCGTCCATAGTTGGAAGGGCAGAAGGTAATAGATCAATTAATGAATTAATGGCTTG